ACGTTGTATTCTTCCTGATCCATCACGTCACGTTTGTAATAGAAAGACTGGTAAAAAGTGGGTTTCAGTTTCAACTATTACTGAGATTGATCCAGAAACTGGTTTTGAAGGTGAAACAGCATCTATTGATTTTTCATTAATTAATGGTTATAACGATGGTAGTTGTGATGGTAAAGGTACGGATACTACTTGTTCTGGATATTCGCCGTATCATATGGGTTTTGGGATATTAAAACCTTCAGATAGTCAAGAGTTGGATACTTTTAGCTCAGGACACTACTCATCAATTGATGATTTCGGTTATCAACTTCCTATAAATTTTACTATTTACAATATTAGGGCTGTACTTTCTAAATGTTATTGGTGGAAAGCTGATCCTGGAAATTTTATAGTTACTGATACTGGTGAGGTGGAGTTAGGAGGTAATTGGGAATGTACTTGTCCCAAAGACACTAGTGTCTATAGTGAGTTCACAACTGAAAATGGACCCCCATGTAATGGTTGCAAATCGGAGTGTCCTAATTATACAGGAGTTTGTTGGCAGTATTGTACTGATGATAAAATGGAAACTGGAGATCCAATTTTAGTTGAACAGATACATGAGCTAAGATATTATCATAGAGAACATAATTGGACAAAAAATGACATTGAAGCTATGTTTATGGATGAGGGTACTCTTTTTGCTTGGTATGGTACACATACCTCTGATACTTTTAAAACAGCGTCTTTAAAAGGCGAGTTGTCAACCACTATTACTATTGGAACTGGGGGTGCAGTAGAGGAATATAGAATTCCAGCAGTTAAAGTTTTTATGCCTTCTTTTGATGAATTTACTATTGAATCTAAAAAATTGGAGTTAACCCAAGGTACTGAGGTTAGTGGGGAATTATCTAAGTTTCCTACCTTAATACGAGAATTACAGTTATTACCATTAGCACCAATAATTAAAACAGAGTTTAACAAACATATTTCTGCTGATGGTGATGAGAACTTTTTATTTGAAACACCTTACTTAACTGAAGAAATTAGTACTTTAATTTATGGTAAATCTTTTTATTCTGAAAAGATGTATGCTATGAACATAAGCGATTCAGAATTGCAATGTGTTCTTCCCACTGAATTGTATTATTTTGATAATGTATATGATATACAAGAGCAATTAAATTCAGAAAATTATGAAATCTTTAATGAAAACTTAGTAAGTGCACTTACTGCTATTAAAACATTTACCCCAGATAAGATAGTTCCTAACTCTTTACCCGATGATGATAGGACTTTTTTAATGGATGTTTCTGTTTTATCTAAAGATAAGACATATGACTCTACTAATGATAATACTATTTTAGTTTATCAAGAAGTTGATGGCGTCTTTACTTTTGATAAAATAACATTTACTAAACGAGTTGTAGGCGGTATGTTATTTCAAGATACTTTTGAAATTTTAGGTGATGGTGGTTTAGTAAGAAGACCGATACCTGATTTTGAACAATCCTTTATGACTAATTTAAATAAAAATGGTAATATGTCTTTTCATTTTGAACCTTTTGTGGATGCTGAAATTTCGACAGATGTGTCTTACATCTATAATGATATACACCATGATGACCCTGTAGAAGGGTTTAATTATGTTGGAAGTAAAAAATATAAGATAACTATACCAGAAATTATACTTGAAACTTCTGCAAATTCTGATGTTTCAAGAGAGTTTAAAGTTATAGGTTCAAATGGTTATTGTCTTATTAGTTTAAATAATACGTCTATTAACAATGTTATAGAAAATTGGGAAGCAGAAAAAATTTTAGTTGAGTATGAAAGGGAGGTTGTGGAGGATGATGATGTAGTTACTATTGAATACACGGAGTGTGAGATGGAAATTGTTCATCATGGGGGGGATCGTAAGTTATCAGGTGGGCAGGTATTAATTAAACCTAAAAATATGGAAGATTTTAGTTCAATTTGTGGCGCAACTGTAAAATTGATTAATGTGTCATATATTGAAAAACGAAGCTTTGATCAGTCACCGGAAATAGCTTGTGGAGAATATGAAGAAGTAGATACTACTGATAATACAGTTTTTATGGAAGCCGGTGAGTTTGATGGTGATGCTAAACAATTTACAATTAAAAATTATAAATTTGTTTTAACTTTAGCTGCTGTTATGCAAGATAGCGTGGGTAGGGCTTTTACTATGTCAAGAACCAAACCTATAGGTATGGTTAAACAAGTGGCGTGCCCGGACGTAGAAATATTTTATAAATGGTCAGCAAAATATAGTTTGTGGCAGAATTTACCAATATGTACTTGTTGCGGTGCCAGATCAGAAAAGTGGATTAAAAATGATGTTATAAATGTAAACACCCCAATGTGTGGGGATCATTTTGAATGTAAAGGTTGTTATCCAGGGCCCATGTGGTGGCCTTATAATGAATGTCAAGGGTATGTTGGTTATAACCAAGTTACTAATTTAGATAATTGGGATCTATCTATGATAGGGCTGTTCAAAGAAAAAGATGATGCTGGGGAATATGTGCATGGTAGCCATGATATGCGTATGTTAGGGCCGCATAAAAGATATGCTTATTCAGGTGTATATTGCCCTCCTAGACCATGTTCCTGTCCAATGTTAACATATAATGAGTATATGACAGAAGAACCGTATTTTACAGGTTATGGTAAAGTAAGAGCTGGAGTTTCTGAGTATCAAATAGCTATTTGGGAAGGAACCAGTGAGTTGCCAGTAATGCGTTTTGGAAATGAACTTCGTTCTGTTTTAAGGTCTTATCGTACTACAGATCAAGCTCCGTATATTGTAATTGACAAGGTTACAGGTTTTCCGACTACGGAGTGGAAATTAATGCCAGCAGCCCAAATGTTTTCTAAAGCCGACATTACTTCTGAAAAAGATGCTATGTGGGATTATTTTTGTGGCCCTGATGGACCAAATGTTAGTAATCCTTTAGGATTTTATACAGCCACCGAGTTTGATGGTATCAGTATTGATGAAGAGGTAGATTACACCAGTCGTTTTAGATTTGAGGATATAATTAATGTACAAAATGAATTTGATCTAGGATACCCAAAAACTACAGGTAGTTATGTGGTATCTACTGGAGACAAGGTAGTAACCCCATTTTATAATTTTAAAAAACATCCTTATAAAGATAAATTTATACAATGGGCGTGGCAAGAATTTTGGAAACCTATCAAAAGAAATAACAATGAAGCTTCTGATTATACTTATGGTGATTTTATTAAAGAATACATAGATAAAGGTACAACTAGTAATATTAAGGGTACTTATTTAGAAATAGACTCCAAAGTCAGAGGTAAACATTTTATGCTTGATTTAGAATATCCTGATTATAAGTATGACTGGCAAAATAAAGAATTTAGGCTTGTTTGTGATGAAAATATGCAAGGTGTTATTAAATTTAATTGTCCAGTAGAAAAAGATCAGTATACTGGGGAATACCTTGGTTATCCCTCTCTACAGCTAAATAATGGCCCTAAGAGGGGTATAAATTGGGCCGGTGATTGGTTAACCGTTGACAATCAAGATGGTACTTTGGCCTACGGTGAGACAATCGATGATTATAATGTGGAATTATATGAAGAATGTATAGGTAATTACGAGATGGATGTGGACACCTATATCAAGTCTGGGTGGTCTGACCAGGTGACCTTGTTTGATACAGGGTATGATGATAAATCTAAAAATACAGCTAAAGATGAAGATAGGATGTGTTTAACTATGGAAGGTACTACTGGTGATAAGGTCGAAACTCATTTTCAAAGAGGTTTGAATGTACGTTTAGTTTTGGATAAGTTAAATACTTCACCATTAAAGGTAGATAGAATAACACAGTTAGATGAAAAAGGCGAATTTATGGAAGTATTATGTGGTACTGGTGGCAATTTATCTATAGGGTTTACTTTTGATGAAATAAACCGTACGGTAGGGAGGTTAAATTTTAGTTATGAGTATGGTCCCAAAAAGGTTGCTGAGGCTATACCAGCTACTGAAGATAATGAGGCGGTTCCTGCAGTATATAAATATTTTCATAAACCAGCTATAGAGATTTATAGTTCACCAAATGGTAATAGTTCTTCGGCCACCTTACTACATACTACTGATTGTATGGTGTTGTATGACGGTTCACCAAAAAATGAGGCTTTTTTTGAGGTAAGAAATGAAACTGTTGAGTGGGAAAATACATGGGATTATATAGCTAATGGGGACAAGGGTTTATATATTGTATTTAGGACCGATCCGACGTCAGACGAAATAGCAGCTCTTAATAATGTAATAGAGGATAAAGATCGGTATCATAAATCTTTAAATGCAGTAAGTGTTTTAAATACTCAAATATATGAGGAGAAATTGACGAACGCTGAAGAATATATTGAAAACTGGGAAAGGAAATATTACGTTTCTTATGGTGAGTCTGAAGATGGTCCTCCTCAAGGGAAAAATGATCAGCAAGTTTTAACAGATATTCCTCAGTACCCTCATTCTGTGTGGCAGGTTGACAATAAGGACGGTGTAAGCGGTATTTCAAATTCTAATGGTGAGCATGTGTTTATAAATAAATGTAGAGGAAGATTTGTTTTTGATGTTTGGGAAGATGAGACGTTATTAGATTATAGCGATCTATCAAATATGGAAAATCTTCAGTACAAACTATATAATCAGGCTGCTGAAAAGGCAACCGGCCAATCGATTATGAATGGGATATTACCACCAGGTTTACATGAAATTTTAGCCAATACTGGTGTAGGGTTTTTAGGTGCAAAAGATCTTTCATTAAAAAATACTTTAATCTCTACTTTAGCTGATATTAATCAATTTCCTATAATGCAGCCAGAAGGCCATTCTTATATATCTAGCAATCCGTGGACTGAGGGTTGTTCTGGTAAAAATAACTGTTATGGGGGAGATACCTTTGCTTGGAGATATACCAATATGGATGATGATTCTTCACATACTGCCGCTGATTCTTTTAGTCAGTATTATTCTGGTACATATTGGATGATGCAGCGTAGGGAAATGGCTGCTGATTTGAATGTGGGGCTTTATGCTCTCTGGTATTCACGAAATACTTCTAATAATATATTTCCACAAGAAGAAGAAGACTTTACTAAACTGGTATATCCAGAGTTGGATGTTAAGCCTGTGGGAGATAGTGTTGGTCAGGTACAAGCACCCACTAGAGGTAATCCAAGCCTTCCTTTTTATTGGGGAGGTATGTGGGGAATTACTTCTGAGCCTATTTATGGTGATAACCCTGGTTGGTAGGAATAAAGTTAAATAATTTAATTAAGGGGTGTGGTAGAAAAATAAATGAAAGATATGGTTTGTCCTAAATGCGGCAATGATCTTTATGAAAATTCAATGGATACTGTTTTTGAATATAATAAAGATATAAAATTACTGATGTGTGAAGATGGTAATTTGGATGTTGAAAATGCTCCCAAATATATGGTATTTTCTTGTATTAAATGTGGTTTTAGAAGACGTGTTTCTTTTGAAGATTACTTTCGTTCTAGACAAGAAACTGTTTTAAAAACTTTAGGTAAAATTCGTTCCGATTCTTGTGTTAGAACTTTAGATCACTCTATAAAATATAGTGAAGATAGTGGTGTGTTATTTTGTGGTTTATGTCCAGGACTATTTGATGGTGACGGTATGTGTACTAATGATGTTATTAATAATTGTTTTGTAAGGAAGCGTTTACTTGAAAACTAATTATAATTTATTGAAAGATGCTTACAGCATCAAAAATGTTTCTACATGTCGCTATGATTCTTTGCATGGTTATGTGAGTGATTTTAGTAGAAATGGTGACGTAGATGGTTGGGATATATATTCTAATATATGTTTATATGGAGTGTGGGATAATATACTATTTGGCACTTCATTAGATAAAGAGTGTTATATTAGTAGAACTAATATATTTATCCCTATTCCGGCAGAAGAATACCATATATTTAAAGTTACTATGAAATTAACTATACCTGACGATTTACCTGAACATTTTATACCTACTAAAGGTAGACTTATGTGGCAAACAGTTGCAGACCCTTCATGGGATGAAGATAAATCTGTAGATTTTGATTTGGTTGTTAATGATCAATGGTATTCTTATATAATAAATACTGGTGAATCTCAGTACTGGCAGGGGGATGTTAGTAATGTTAGGATTTATCCTTTTACTGACGGCAAACCTGATATTAGGTTTACTATTAAAACTATTAATATAGATTCTACAGATTATTTTCAGTGTATCAATACTCAGTGTGATTATTACACTAAATATAGTCATCCATGTTTAGGTATTGGTAAACGTGCCTCTATTACTTCAGGTATTCCAAAAGAACATTTTACTACAGTATCTGGTGTTGATGATAAATTGATCATAAACATAGATGGTTATGGAGATCAGCAGGTAAATTTAGGTAATTTTACTAATTTAGATGGTAATAGTGTAGCTAAAGTGTTAGTGAATAAAATAAGTTTATTAAACGTAGGTCAATACGCTTATATGGAGGCTGAGTTTATTTCTGATCAAAATAAACTTATATTGTATTCAGGATCTTACACTGAAGGTGGCTCAATAGAGGTAGGTGGTCCAGCAGCAAAAGTTTTAGGTTTTTTTGATGAATTTGGTACTGATGTTTCTTATAAGACTGTCGGCGAAGCACCTGCTTCTGGGTTTGATTATTCAGCTTCGCGTAGATTAAAAGGTTTTGAGTTAAATGGTTTAATAGATTTAGATACAAATCATTCAGCTTATTCTCATAATCCAAACCAATATACTGTCGAGGCGGGCCGTTCTGATTTTGTGGATTCGATGAGTTCGACGCATGCGCCTAGGCCTATTGATGTGGATTATTATGAGGAGTTGGATGGTAATAATAAATTAATTATAGATGGTTCTCACCCAGTTAATGACTCTGGAAGAATCACTTTAATAAAAGTTAATGGCTCTAGATGTAAGGATGTTGATGTGGACATGTATTCTTCTTCTAGATTTAGTTCTTCTTTCAGTAAGGTGGTCTTATTAAGACCTTACAAACCGGACAATGTTGAAACCTCTATTGCTCAAATAATTTATACAGCTACTATAGAAGATCCAGAAAAGGGTACTGTTCATACAGCTGATGACGTCACTTATAGTGTTGAGGTTGATTGGTTAGTGAATAAAGGTGATTTAATTGGGTTTTATAATTTTAATGTTTTATGTCCTTTTTCCATGTACCAACGTCAACCTAATGCTGTTTATTTTGAAGTGTTAGGTTTACCTGATGGTAAATTTTCAATAGGAAAACCGGCTGCTAAGGGAGTGATAGGACTATCTTTCTACGCTAGAAGTAGTAGACTACAGGAAAATATTCAATTAGATATAGATCTTGGTAGACGTGTTAATATAGAAGAGTTGTATGTATATGGTGAGGAATTAAAAACTGATTATGAGTATAACGTTGCTGCTTGTTTAGATGTTAATTGGGAAGTAGATTTACATAATGAGACTCATTGGCATTCTGTTAGTCATTGTTATAGTTCTATACAACATAGAGAAGTGGAGCATAGGAATAAAGCTTATGGTATAGAGTGTTTGTGTGATTGCATAACTACACCTGATAACGGCCAACAAGGTACTTCTTATACAACTAACCCGCTTGGTGGCGGACTACATTATGATGGCACTAAGTATATACAAAATGATGACCCAGATACTTATAGTGGTTTAGTAACTATAGGTAATCATTGTTATTTTTATGTTAATGGTGATGGGGAGTGGAATAATGCTGGGTGTTCTTATTCGTCTGATGAAAATGCTGCTGTTAATTATATGGAATTCCAATATCCGTGGAACGGTGGCGAGCCTTATGATTATGAATTTGATCCTATTACATTTACTTTATTATTTCCTTACGGTAAAAAAATTGATGTACATAAATCTGCTATTTATTTTAAAGAGTCTAATAATTTTAAACATCTATCACTTTCTTACTATTTAGGGGAGTTTGGAGAGAATGGTGATGCTGAAGAAATACATTGGAAATATGTACCTACCTTTACTTCTATAGATATAGATGGTACTATGTTATACGAAGGTATAACGGATGGAGAAAGACGTAGCCAACAATATGATGAAATTTATTTTTCTAATCCGTGGCCTTGGGCTAAACCTGAATATAAAGACGGCCAATGTACCAATTGGGATATTTATCAAACAGTTATGAATGAACGCCTGAACACTTTAACCCATTACTTTGAGCCGGTAGGGTGTTATGGATTTAGATACCATAATGAGTGGCATCTAAGTACTAAAATAACTGAAATAGAGGTATTTAGTTATTTACTTATAGAACCTTCGTTATTAGATAATGTGAGTGTGTATAGTTCAGTATATAGTGATGAATGGTATGAGTTGGTTTTTACTGAAGACGTTGTTGATAGTGGAAGAATAAAAGCTCACGTAGCAGGTAGTCCACGGTATTTAAAATTAGAAATAAAATCTCAGGATATATTTAAGTTTAAAGAATTAAATGCCTTTGTTTCTAATGAGTATATAAAAAATTTAGATTGTTATAATACTATAGCTGCGGATAATGCGCCTAAAGGTGTTGTAACAGAATCAAAAGAGCTGACTATAGAAAATACTTATAATGTCCCTTTGAATTTAATAGTAGATATCCCTGCTGATTTATTTAAACAGGAAGATATTTTATCTTGGATAAGGTTTGATTCTGAAGAATCTACCATTAATGCTGAGATAGGTACTGGAGCTGTAGTTCGTAAAAATCCAGATTACCCTTTATTTATGGAAAAAGGTCAGGTAGCTAATAATTGTAACTCTTATTATTTAAAAAATATGGTAGATGGTGCAGCGTCATATCAACTTTTAAATAATTATAAGTGGTGTTATTATAAAACTTTGTACCATAATGAGGATGTTGGTTTTACTAATAGTGTTGCTGGCAAAGCGTATTCAGCAACTTTTGATAAAGTATCTAGTAAGTATTGGAAACTAGGTGTATTTGATACTGGAAGATACGAACTAAGTAGCTTTAAATTATATAATGGTTTAGATTTAGTAGATAATTATAATATCTATATACAAGCTATATCTGATTTGTATAGTGGTAAATTTAAAACTTCTATTGATCCTGTCACTGGTAGTATACTACCGGTTGGCTTAGTTGAGGATGATTTTTCTAATAACACTTATTTAGATTATTGGGATTATTCTTTTGGGACTAATCCTGGTAATAATAATTTTATAGAGAAACATGGTGCTATATTACCATATTTAGATGCGTGGGGATTTGCTTCTATTAGTAAGGAGTTTTTTCCAGGAGTTCTTAGTTTTAGTATAGATATTAATTTTAGATTTGATCTGCCCAACAATTTAAAATATATAATAGAATTAATAGATGAGGATAATAGGGTTTTATTTACAATGTCTTTGACAGGGCAGTTGGATACTACTGCAGTTTTGGATGTTTGGATGGATTTTCCAATTGATCAGGAGATGACTTATGCTGCTGTTTATGGTACTAATCCAATGATATACGCGGCTGAATATAATATCACTAATATAAATTTAGAAGAATTAACATTTAGTGTAAAAAAAGTAGGTAACACTTTTGATTTTGTTTCTTTAATCAATTCTAAAGGTGAAAGCCTTTTTAGTGTTTCGGATAAAACCGCCTTTCCAGATAGAGTTACTAAATTACGTATAAGTTATAAAAATATTTCTTCTGAAAACTACTATACGCAAACTAATAAAATAAGTACGAGTAACGTAAATTTTAAAGCACTTCCTTATTTAAGCGCACAAGAATACATAGCTTTTGATTTTAATAGTAGTGAGCCTGTAGATAGATTTGAATTTGTACACACTCAAGATGAATTATTAAAACCTGCTGTTTTAATAAGTAATTTGGATAATAATGATTATGTATTTTGGGCGAGAAATTTTTCAATTACTGGTAGTTTAACTTCTTATAATTTTAAAACTTATTCAGATAATGCGTACACTATTTTTAGTACTCTTAGTGTAAATTCTAAACCTTGGAATCTTTTTACTGATGATGGAGACAAAAAGTTTTATTTTTCTGATTGTAACAGTTGTTATGTAAAATACGATTTTGGTGCCGGAAATAGTAAAATTATTAATTATATTTATTATGTTCCTTATACAAGTACAAATTATCAGACTCCAGACACATTACAGTTATATGGTACAAATCAGTATGGATCTTCCTTCGATCCTAATTCTTCAGATAATACACTTTTGGTTGAGTTTGAAATTAATAAGTATGGGGAGCCAAATGCTTATAATGAAGAGTATTTTGTAAATAATAATTATTATAGATTTTTAATAATATATTGGCCTCCAAGAGAAAATAAAAATCAAACTCTTCTTTTATCTCAAAAAATAATTCTTGGTTATAAGTTTGATAGTTCTCCTACCAGTTCTTTAATGATTACTGAAAATAATTATTATAACTATATTGCCATAGACCTTGGTCAAAGACATGATATAGATTTTTTAAGGAATTCAGGTCCCAATGAAGATTTATATAATATATGGAACAATGCAGATATAGTTTTTTCTGGTTCTGATACGGACAATATAGAAGAGGTTGAGTGGATAGCTACTTTACCAGCATTATTACTAAATTTTGAAGATTTTACAGACAGTTCTGAGTACAGCCATATATTATTAAAAACAGGGGATGTCACCATCAGTACTGTGGATAGTCCTGTAGTCCCAAATGGCCATGCTATATTTAATGGTGGAAGTATCTCTATAGATTCCTCAAGTGCTTTTAATTTATATTCAAATGAATTTACTATTGATTTTAGAGTTCTTAGAATTAGTAATGGTTATGGAGGTATAATTTCCAAAGTTTCTGATTTAAATTCTACATCCTCTTTTTCATTTACTTTTGATATAGATGGTTATTTAGTAGTAACATTACATAGTGGTGGAAATTTGTTTGAACTAAAATCGCAAAATGTTTTAAATACGTATAACTGGTATCATGTGGCGGTAGTTAGATTTAATGGTACATTAGGTTTATATATAGATGGTGAAGTGCAGGATAGTATTTACATAGGCGTTGGTGTTGAGATAAATAGTAGCGTTACACCATTAATTTTAGGTAATATAAGGGGTTTTTATTTTAATGGGTATTTAGATGAAGTACGGTTTTTAAATGGTCTTGCTTATTGGGAACATAGTTTTAATCCTCCAGAAGTAGCTTATAGTAGCGCTATAGTTGGAGATAAAACTAACGCACGTTGGGTTAAAATACCATTATTATGCGGTGATAATATAGTTCGTTATTTACAATATATAGGTATATACCCTAATATAACTAAAGCATATATGCCTGGTGGAGGATTTAATTGTGAATGGATACCATTCACACCTTCAAATAGGCTGACAGATTATTCTGAGGGGGCCCGTAATATTGCACCTTATTGTACTATATTAAATATAGCTCAAATGGTTTATGATTTTGACGAATCTGGGTTAGCTGGATGGGGTAATTTAAATTATTCTTCTGTTTTATCGTCCGGTATTGAGCAAACTAATTTTTCTGGTGAGTTTGTTGATTCAATATGGGAGTCTTATACTGAAAATTTTACTAATATTTATTCTAATATAGTACAAGAGAATAAAGCACTTACTATAAACTTTAATACAGATGATGATGGTGATTGTAGTTTTAGAACTAAAGAAGTTTCTGGTAGTTGTTCTATGGAAATAGAAGTTAGTTTTAATATTAATTCTAAAAAAACTGGAAGTACTTTTACTAGTTTATCTATTTATAATCAAGACAGGTCTAGTTATTCACAGATAATTAGATTAAATAGAAGCGATCAAGATAGCCCGCGTTTACATTTTGTTAAAGATGATACTCTTGTAACTTTTATAGCATTTTCTGGTACTTCTATTGAAGACATTACAAAATTTAAAATTGAGAAACAAGGTTATACTTTTACAATCTCTTACTTTAATAGAGTTTCTAATACATGGTTGTCTTTTAATTCTTTTGATGATTACACTTTTACATATTATGAGCCTGTATTTTTTGAGTTTTTAGTTGATAAACAATCAGATTTTCCTGAAGAAATTATTAATATTACAAATGCTAAATTAGTTTTGGAAGATAAGCTTGTTCAAAGCGATTCTGTTTGGGGAATTAGTCCTGTAGAAGGAGGCTCATCTCTTTATTGTTTAGAGTATCTTACTCCAGAAGTTTTGACGGATTTAGGGCCTATATTAATAATAGATGATCTGTCAGATGGTAGGGATATTCAAAACTTTGAATTTTATTATTATAATGAAGGGGTTGGTGGTGGTGGCTTCTCTATATTAGATAATAACGATGATGAAATTTTAGGGATAGCTACTAATTCTCCAGAATGGATGGTACATTCCATTAATGGTTGGGAAGTTATAAAAGACAGTGTTGTTTTAGGTAATGATGGTTGGTACAAAGTTGTAGTATCTTTTGATTGGTCGTTGTTTATAGCTGACATTACCTGGCAGAGTGCCTACACAAATGATGATTATATTAACTGTTCTGTTGGTTTGATTAAACAAACAAATGTATCTAAATTTCAAATAAGAGCTATGGCTGGTAGATCTTGGGGCTTAAATTACCAGAAAATTAAATTTGACAATATAACTATTACCCCTAATACTTATTGGATGTATGAATGGTCACCATATAATTGTTTATCAGGGGATTCTACTGTTGAGGGGTACGATAGTTCTTGGGGATTTTCAACAGTTGATCCTAAACCTACACTTATTTTAGATTTAGGTGGAACATATACTATAGATAAATTTAAATTAGTCCACAACCCTTCTTCAGAAACTACCGATTGGTTAAATACTGCTTATACTATTTCATATTCTACGTCTATGTCTGGAATATTTACCCCAATAGTACAAGTTGCAGACAATACTGATTATAGCGTAACACATTACATTGCCGATACAATTACTTGTGCGTTTGTAAAATTAGAAATAGATGCATATACTAAACCGACTATAGCTCCGATTTTATCTGTAGAGGGGCAGGATGTTTCAGATAGTTATATAATTATAGATGGTGGTTTTTTAAGAGAATTTGAAATTTGGACTTATGAAAATAATGAACCTATAAATTCACAAGATCATCCAGTAGTTTGTTTGGATCTTGGATATTTATTTAATATTTCAGGACACGACTTTAAGTTATATGGTGATTATCCTTATGCCGATAATTGGAGTAATGATGAAGATTTTTATCAATACTCAGATGATTGCAGCCCCAATCCTAACGAAGTGTCTTTTGGGCCAACCAATGGGGCAAATATCCCTTTTTATTACTATGATGAGTATATAGATGTTAATTATATTGGTGGGCCTGTTATATTAACTTCATCTGTGTTTTTATCTAAAGGTGATTATAAAGTGCGATGGGAAATTTATGCTCCTGATACTGATGGTCTTGTTAATATGGATATTATTGGTTATAAAAAATACACATTATCTTCTTCTGTAATAGCATCCGATTGGATTTTTCAAACAAATTCTATGAATATAACTGAATCTGGTTATTATTCTATACAAGTCCGTGCTTTACCTAGTAGCCTTACTGGGCCTTGGGGGATTAGAGCTGTTAGTTTTGAAAATACTCAAACAACTTCTAAATGGGTGGCGTTTAGGAGAATTACTGCTGAAAATTTTACTTATGATGAGAGAGATCCTAAAGCGATTTTAGAAGAGGATCGGGGAGTGGCTGTTGGAATTGATTATTTAGAAAAAATATTTATATATACGAATGAGTATATTCGTCCAACTGAATGTAGTTGGTGGTGGTCTTCAGGTATGAGTGTTTTAGGTAATGATGATTTCAATACTAAAGAAGGCTTTCGTTCTTTGAAGATATCATATCCTGATTCTAATAGAACTGATTTTATTAGATTTCAGGAGGGGGACACTTTTGGTTTAGATGATAAGTTTTCGTTTAAGGATTCTTTAACTATGTGGTTGTATATAAGTGATATTGAAAAATTAGACATTGGATTTGGTGGTATAGCTTTTGGCAGTTTTGATGGTTGGAATAGTGAGGAGACTTTAAATAATTATTTAGATAAGTATTATGATTTGATAGATATTACTCAAAACATTCATTATTGGGATTTTAAAGATATGGATCTCATTACAGGTTGGAATTTAGTCAGATTACGTTTTGATCATTATACTAACATTTATCCTGAAGCTGATCCTAATACAGGTTTTTTAGATTCAATATTAAACTATCGTAAACATAGAACTTCTTCTTTTGGTATGATGTTTAAAGGTAAAGGTGAGGCTTTTCATATGTTTTTAGATGCTATAAAGATAGAAAGGAATTATTTCTATGATGATGTAATTTTTGGTGATAAGGGTTTATGCTTAACTTGGGGAGAATTTGCAGAAATACCGCTAAGTTGCGCAAATCTTAGACGTGGGTCAATAGAGATGTGGCTAAAATTATATACTGGTTCAGATGGTAAAGATATATATGAGGGAGTGGCTTCTAGAACTATATTTACTTTGGTAAACAATAGAGATGAATGTATAACTTTAAGTATAAGAGGTTCCCATTGGTTTGAGATAGGTATAGGGAATACTAAAGCTTCTTTTTATCAATTATATGTTGATTCTACAGAATATGATTTAAGTAACTACACTTTTGGTATAGGTGATATTTTTCATATAGCATTGGTGTGGAGTAATGATGGTGTGGATATGTCTAATAATAATACGCTACGTTTGTATATAAACGGGACAGAATGCTTATCTTCTAATTCAACTTGGGATGTAACAGATGATAAGGGGTCGTTGTTAAGATTGGGAGGGGGCAATTCTTATTTATCTACTAATGATAATGATGATGGTAGTGCTATTTTTAGTAATGTTAAATTGTATAATTACTGTAAAGAAGATTATGATTTAAATGAACGAAGCCCAAAAATATATGAAACGTCTTCTCCAAATTCTTTTTTATACTTATCCAAAGACGATGTTAATTTTTATAGTAATACTTCTGTAGAACTTCCTATGGTTTTTGAAGCACTTCAGCCTGGTGAAAATGTAAAAGTGTATACTAAAGTAGATAAAACAAATCCAGAATTATATAATAAACATACAGGTACTATAACAGTTGATTGGGAGGTTCCAGTATAGTGGGGATAATATATGGCAAATTATAATTTAATAAATAGTGGATTAATTGAGACCAACGTTTTAGGTAATAAGCAATTAAGTACTGAAGAACTTGCTTATTTATACAATGGAAATACTACAACTTCAGGTATTACTATTTTAGATACTGATATTTTATATATAGATATAGATTTATTTAATAGGATTAATGTTGAGGATTTTAAACTATATATAAATGTTGTAGGAGATAGGACAGCTTCATTGGTAAATGTTGATTTTTATTATAAAAATTTAATAGATGACAACTATACTTTGTGCTCTAAAGAACATGACTTAGAAACTTTTTATCCTATTAATTTGCCAGAATTATTTGCACCTAGATTTTTTAGGATAGTTATATCATCTTTAGAATGCTCCATATTTGAAATAGAACTCACTAATGAGGATGACAATATAGCCTTTGGTGATGATGGTAACCAATCTTTTGTTACTGTAGATCATACTTATGGTAATTACACTACTTTACCTATCTTTAATAATGCTGACGTTGACACTTCATTAGTAAATGCATATGTTTTAGTAGATTACCAAGGGAATGCGTCCGATTTTTATTTGGCTTTAAGTGATTCACCTGATGGTGAATACAAAGGGTTATCTAGCGGCGCAGTGATAGAAACTGATGACACTTCTTTTAATTATACTTGGTCAAGAGGGGTATTTTATGGTACATATGTAAATGGTGATAATATTGAGCATGATCCTACTTTTTTTGAAGACAGTAGTTATTATACTACTCCAGTTATATCTTTTGGCGATCCCTTAATGTCTTCTTTTTTAATTACAAATAAAACTGTTCCAAGTGGTACCAGTATAACTTGGGGAAGTTCAGAATATCAAGATACTGTAAAAATACGTAGTAGTAACACTCCACCCCTACCTTTTACTAAATTCTTTATTACAAGCACTGAATCAGATTATATGGTGAATATTTGTAAGGCAGATATGACTAGTGGTGCTATGGATATATATTCTACCATAACTACTACTTCTACTTCTAATAATTCAGTGTTGTTTGATAAATCTTCTGGAACTTTTCTTATTCTTTTTTTAAATACTACAGTAAAACGTTTTAAATATGATTGGCTTTTGGATTATGACACTGTTAATGATACTAATGGTGGTATTATAGCCTCATCATCATCTTCTGCTGATAATGGGTTTAAAAATAACTGGGCAGTGGACGGTAATGGTAATGTTTGGGGGTATGTTAGTAATAGTGGTTATAAATTAAGGTTTCTTAATGCGGCATCTTTAGATGCCACGACAGTACTGACTGATTCTACTAATTCTTTTGTTACTGATTTATCTGCTAATTTAAGGCATAGTAGTTGTTGGTTCACTGATCCAACAGTTAAAATGCTTAAACATGTTGATTATAGTGGTGATTTGATAGTTAGTACTTCTATGAATAATCCTACATATGTCACATCTTTATACGATGGTGGATGTTTGGTGGTTGATGCTGGAACTAGTAATATAATACGATTAGATTACTATGGGGAAGTGGTATCAGAAATTAGTTATCCCTCTACGTATTCAATTGTAGATATTGATTACAATATTTCGGAGGAAATTACCACACAAGCACACGAGGTATTTTGGATACTTACTTCTACTGGGTATGTATACCAATATTCATTTTCAGGTGAAATTATTTCAGATATAATGTATATTTCAGCTACAAGTATACATGCTTTTTTAGGTGGTTGTTTGGTGCATTGTTCCTCATCAAACAAAACTTATCAATTGAATTCTGACGGGGTTCAAAGTAGAGAATGGGATTATTCGTCGCTAGATACCATGGGAGTGGCCCCTTTCCCAATCTCTATGACTTATGATGAATATTTAAAACAAACAGGATCTAGTCAACTTTTACCTGTCAAATCTGACCCAGTTTGGGGGTCTGACAGTGATGCTGGGTGGGAAGAAGTCAATGATGATGGTTATTTACTTCCTTTTTCTAAATATCATCAACTTAAATATAAATTTAATACAGCAAGGTTAGAAGTTCCTATAGTTAATGGTGGTTTTGAAACAGGCGATTTCACTGGTTGGTACGGTGTTTCTGATAATTGTACTATTTCAACAAAATCTTATGAGGGTACTTACGGCTTTAGGTTAGGTACCAATTACGGTAATTTTAACTGCAATCTTTACCAAATGATTAATCTTAGTGATATTTCTGGTATAGATTTTGATATTTTAGATTTTAATAGTCAAGGTTACATATTTAATCTTAATTTTTGGATACTTTGGTATAAACGTTACCAGGATTATAATGGTTATTACTCTAGGGTCTATTTAGATTTTTATAACAATACTTCACAATCTATACCAGGATTTCAAGTTTATAAACACTTTGAGCATGGAGATAGTTATTGGAGAAATATTAATCTTAAAACTAAGTTACCTACTGGGACTAGGTATGTAAGGATTCGTGTTTTTGCTAAAAAATATTATTACGATTATAATACTGATGTATTCGATTGTTTTAAAGCTCAAATTACACATTCACCACAACTTAATACTATTGGTATGCCAGAACCTATAAAATTAGTTGATATAGCACCGCAAACTTCAAAAAATGTTTATCTTAAGACAGATTTTCCAGTAGGGACAGTAGACAAAAATTATGAAACAAGATTAAAATGTTGGTGGGGGGCTCAGGAGGAATAAAATATGGAAGCAGTCTTTAATAGTATTAATTCATTTAGTGTAGACGAAGATAAAGTGTCTGAATTTCCTGCCAAACGTAGGGTTAAGTTGGATTGTGGGGAAGATGGTGTTAGATATGCTTCAGTTGTTTCGGCTATTTTTACAACTACCACTATAGTTACAATAGATGAAGATGTAGTTACTACAAATTTAACAGAGGTGTGGTATAGTGTAGTTAAACCAGGTCAAGAAGGTAATTTACCAGATCATTTTCATACAAATACTGAAGGTGATGGTGGGCATATTGAGCCGCCACCTTTAGATTTTATAAGTCTTACTGACACGCCTTCCACCTATTCAGGAACTGAAGGTTATTTTGCCAAATCTACTGGATCAGGTGTAGAGTGGGTTGCTGCTAATTTAGATGTTGAAGGTAGTTTATGGTTTAATGGTACAGATAGTCCGCCAGATCAAGAGCTTGGTGAACAGAATTCTTTTTATCTAAATACGGTTACCAATGATATTTATAAGAAAAATTTACCTACATACTCTACTACAAGTGTTTTTATAGGTGGTATAGCTTCTGCTAGTAGTACTTATAGTAGTTGGGTTCCAAGCCAGGTAGTGGATGGAAATACTAGTACAAATTGGTATGCGTATTCTGACGAAGATGAATGGTGGCAGTATGACTTAGGGGCAGGTAATGAGACACAAATTTTAAAGATAGTTTTGTATCCTGTTTGGAACAGGTTAAAAGACTTTAATTTTTTAGGGAGTAATAATGGAACAGATTGGACTATTTTATTAGAAGGTGTTTGTTCGAGTAACCCAAGTACATTTGAATTTGAAAATTCAACAAAATATAGGTATTATAGATTACACATTATCAATGATTTATATACTGAAACAGCCTATACAGGTATAAAAGAGTTATATTGTTATACTGTTACTGAGTTTGATTGGCAATTAATAACTAATGTTGGAGGGGCTTCTACATTTGTAGATCTAACTGATACCCCTTCAACTTATTCAGGCGGGCAGTATTTAAGAACCACTTCTTCTGGAATAGAAAGTATTGACGGTATAATAATGAAAGCACCTAATGAGTCTGAGTGGTTAATACAAGTTACTAATTCAGGTACTTTATATACTACAGCTATATAATAAAGTATTATTAGTGTAGATAGAGATCAGTTATATCTTGATTTACTCTTATGGAGGTTATAATAAATGACATCGGATTTGTATTCTTGGGTTGATGTAGAAGATTATTCTTGGTCAGATCAACCCTATATACAATGGGCAATTTATAGTGGGTACTCGCTCAGACAGTTATGGCAAGACACCGATTATGTTTATGTTGCGCTTGTAGATGGGTTAGATATTATTGATTTAAATTCCACTGAAAAAGTAGCTTATATTCCATGGAAAGGTGGTTTTTCTACTGTATGGGCTTCTAATGATGTTGTTTATTTGGGTAGTACTACAGGAGTTAAATTTATAAATAAATCTTCTATAGTAGGGGATATGGAGGACCCTATAAATTTAATCGAGTTTTTAAATAACTATAATTATTATGAACCGGCCTCTATTGATATTAAATATATACATGGTTTTGAAGATAAATTGTCTATTGTGACAGCTTCTGGGTTAGACTTAGTTGATAATTCGGTTGGGGGCTTTAAAAGTTCTACAAATAATGGTAATATTGAAAAATGTTTTTCTTTGCCTGATCGTTCTGTTTATTATACTACAACAACAGGTGTATTCAAATTATACTCATATTTATTTGATTGGGAAGTTCCTGATAAGACGTTTTTGTTTGATGTGGATATAAATGATATATTTGTTACACAACAAACTGCTGTTAGTGGTATTAATAATACATTTTTTATAGCTACATCTTCTGGTGTATATGTTTACGATGAGGATATAAATCAAGTTTTTAATTATTCCACTGAATTAGCCGGTACATCTATAAATATTACTGGTATTTTGGCCGATTTGGATTCCGGAATTAATACTGGTAAAATGTATATAGTATCTAGTGGGGAAGGTGCTGCTTTTTCTATATTTGACTTAAATACTAAAAAATTATGGGATAAATATACTTTAACAGAAAAAGGTAGAGATAACTCACTATTATTATCAGAAGACCTCGTTGATTTGGGGGGCTTTTAATGACAGATTATATACCCCCAAAAGATATTGAAATTCCATTTAAATTTAGTGATGACGGCTACGCACCGCCTGATTTTAACAGCATACTGTCTAAAGATCTTCCTAACTCAGCTAACATATCTCTTAAAAATATTATTACTGGTATTGAAGTATTCCATGAAAGTGATTCTTTAAAAGAGTGTATTACTCATTCGGTAGGGTATTCGTCTGGAGATATACAAGTATTTAAAAGTGGTTGTGTTTATATTGGCATTAGGGATGTTTCCGTATATTTAAAAACAGTTAATTTAAGAAATATACCTGTATATATTAAGACATGTTTAACTGAAGCTATTGATATAGCTACGCAGTTAAAAGGTTGGGATACAGAAGTTATTGCTAATATTAACAATGTTTTTAAAGGTTGGTTAATTGAAAAACCTGTTGAACTGCCTGTATATTTAAAACAAGGTTTAAGAGATCAAATTGATTTAACACAGTATTTAAAAGTTTTTCAATTTCAACAGGATCACTTTATTGAAATAATAAAAGGTTGGAATACTGGTGCTGTCAAAGATTTATTTAATACTGTTAAATCTTGGTATCAAGAAGATTTTGATATTTCTAAATATATTAAATCTACTATACAAGATACTGAAGATTTAAGTACTATTGTTTACAAAATATGGCAACATAATAATAAAGAAGTTAATTTAATGTTACACGGCTGGCAATCAGCTAATTTAAATTTTTTAATGCAATCTTTACATATTGAAGATTTGTTGGTTATGGTGAGGGCCACTTACTTTGGTAATATATCTGCTTTTTTATATCCTATTTTGCCTGTGGATATTGAAGCATCGCTTATGGGTTGGGCTACACAAGATTTATTTATAAATATAGCAAAAGGGTTTTATGGTGGGGATTTACCTATCCAAGTTACTGGAATAGCTTCTGTGAATTTACCAACATATTTGAATGGTAAACTTGGTATTAATGTAACAAAAGATTTAAATTGTATTATGACAAATTTGGCTGTTGGAAATCTGCCTACGTATTTAAATACTATTGCGTATTCTGATTTAAATACCATGTTAACATCATCGCGGTTTACAGCCGATTTGGGATTTAAAATATATCCAAAAATTGTTTTTGTTAGGCACAATATAAATGTTTCTTTTCTAGAACATAGAGATTTAGCGGCTTCCATTAATCATACTTGTATAAGTTCTTCTTTTAATGACTTATCAATTTCAATGCTAAGTAAGCATAAATTCGATTTACCTTCTACTGTTTATGGAAGTGATGGTAGTAATATAGTTGATTTAGGTATTTTTATTAATTCTTATGATTATATAGTTCAAAATACTATACCTGTTAAGTATATCAATTTAAGTCCTAAAACTTATATTAATGCTAATTATAAAAATACACTTATTTATAATTTTAATACGATCGATGTGTATAGTACTGATGTGTTTATGAAAAGTACTGCTGATTTGGCTTATAGTATTACTGGTGATATGTTATATAGTGATTTGGGTGTAAGGGTACATCCGTATTCTAATCCGCATTATGGTACACCTATAACTCAAAAATTTATAATTTTAAAGTTAAAAAATAATATTGAAGATTTTAGGAAGTATGCCCAATTAACTTTTAACTCTTATGTTAACAAATATTATTACTTTTCAGGAAATCAAAAAGCATATAGAGCTTTTAAAAATGATCATTGGGTTGTAAGGGTAGAAGGTTATGAAGCGCTGCCTGTTGGTTCTGGGTTTGAGAAAACCAAAGTAAGCCGTAAATATATTTTTAATTTAAATTCATATGAAACTATTGACGCTGCCATTAAAGATATGATTGATAGAGTAACTCAACTCAGGGATTCAGATTTAGGAGTTTCTATAGTACCAACAGGTGGTGTTTATAATGATTTAAATATTCAAGTGATGCCTAATGATATGTACGGTATTTCAGCTCGTAAAAGGTATTACACTAATAGGATTTTAAGGGGCTCAATTTTAATAACTATACCAATGACTGTTGATTTACCTTCACATATTACACCTAATAGTTTGAAGTGGCAAAATGATTTATCTTTTGGTATAGTAGGTATAGATGATTTTGGTTCTATAAATGAATCGGTGAATTTTAATTTTGAAGGTTCAGGCGATTCAATTCCTCCTTCAGATCAAGTAGACTTTATATTCCCACTTGGAGAAGATTGATGGCGATATTAAGAGTTGGTTTAAATAGGACATATAGAACCATAGAGGACGCTTATTTTATGGCCCAATATGGTGACATTTTACTTATTGATGAGGGTATTTATAAAGAGCAGGTTACTATTAGTGATAGTAAGTATGTACATCTTGTAGGTAATACAAAAGATCCATCTTTAGGTAAAGTTAAAATTGAACCTCCTAATGAGGCTGGTAGTGGGTGTTTAGTTTTTTCACATATTGGGATCACAGTAACAATATATATAGAAGGTATAAATTTTAAACTACCCTCACTTAGTACTTTGGAAGTTGTGTCTGCTTTGGGTTGTTATAATACTAATTTAGTATTTAATAGGTGTATACTAAATGCAACTCATCTACATTCGTATGTATTTGATTGTAATTCCAATGGTGTAACCTCAATAGTTTTAAATAATTGTAACATTATTTGGAAAGATGATTATGTTTATGGTAGTAGTTTAGCTAGACACTTTGAACGTTCTGGTAGATATGTAGAATATGAAATAAATAGATGTATTTTTAGTAATTCAATAGATAATTTAGATCCTAATTATTTTACACTCCCTAGTAAAATAGGACCAAATGAATTAAATACAAGTAATACTGTTTATTCTTGTTCAAACCCATCTGCTTATATGAATGATATGTATAAACTTTTTGATGAGATGCCTAATACTACTACACCTAGTACATCAAACCATGATAATTATACTCTTACATTTACTACTGATTTTGGGAACGGTAACGAAAAAAGAGCGTATTATTTTCGTTTTCTGGCAGCTTTTTCAGATGTTTCTATGTTAGCCCTTTATGGTTCTTATGATGGTGCAGATTGGGTGGAAATTCTATACCGTAACTATTCGTCTACTAGTTATATTTTTTATTTAGATTTGGAAGAATCTTATAGATATTATAAATTAGATGTTAGCATTTCTGATAGATATCCTTCATTTTCTGATTACACGTTATCTACTGAAAATTTATATTATGTACCTTTTGATTATACATTAAAATCCTGTTTAGTAGGCTACGGTCCATATTATGGGAATTATGTTAATGATGTTATAGATAATTATTATATTAAAGGGAAGGTAAGTGATCCTTTTTCAAAAGCTGAACCAACTGATTCAGTAACTTTTGACAGTTATAATGGATCTAGTGCGTTACAATTGTCTAACGGGAATTTGACTGTTAGTTTACCTGCTTCTTATTTAAATCAACATAAATCCATTAAAGCTACTGTAGGTAAACAGACTGGAAAATGGTATTTTGAATTTAGAAACCGTGAAAATTATACAGCAAATTTAAGTAGGGTAGGTTTTGGTACTTTTGATGCTATTAATGAATATGCATGTGGGGGTGCTGATGCTAAAAGTTGGGCATTAGAATTAGGTGATGGTGTTTTTTATCATGGTAATGAAGTTTTTGGCCAAATTTCTAAAGTCGATTATAATAGTATAGTTGGAGTTGCTTTAGATTTAAATAATAATAAAGCGTGGTTTTCTGTTGATGGTGAATGGGCGTTAGAAGGTAATCCGTCAGATGGAACAAATCCCATATTTACTTTTGATAATACTAAATTATTTCCAATGGTTTCTTTATATAATAAATATGTTTTAGTTCCTTATATAGATGTTATTTTTAATCCTGATGATTTAACTTATGGTATACCAAATGGGTTCGAATATTATAGTGAATCGGTCAAATGGAAAGTAAATTATTATAATGCTAATACCAATGAGTGTTTTGGTTATGTATATACTGATGAAGAAGGTGATTATAAAATAAATACTTCTTATTCAGGAACTCATTTTTTAATATGTAATGATGCTTCAAATAGTCCACCATATGACGATTTAATATATAGCAATTTAATACCAAAGGAGTATGTGTAGTGGCCATTATTAGTGTGGGTTTAGATAAAGATTTTTTAACTATACAAGATGCTTTTAATTACGCATCTAATGGGGACACTATTCTTATTGATGAGGGTGAGTATAATGAATCACTTTATTTTATAAATAAGGCTGTTAATTTAGTAGGTAATACTGATTATCCTTCAGAAGGTAATGTAATTATAAAACCCATTAGTAATTCTACAAGTACAAATTTACTTTTTGATATACCGTTAAGGGTGTTGTACTCCCCTTCCGAACCTACTCAGACTATGTATATAGAAGGGGTCAATTTAATTTCCGCATTAAACAGTTTTGAGCATTCTTTAGTTAGGTTTGAGCAGGCCTCTGCTGGTACTACCTCTTTATTAAATATAATATTTAATAAATGTATTTTGGATGCTTCGAATGGGTCTAGTTGTCCGAGTGGTTGGGTAGTTTTTGATAGTCAACAGACTTCTGGTTATCCTATAAGTGGGATAACTTTATCCAATTGTAAGATACTATGGCCCTCAGAAGATGACTTGTTTGATGATGAGTTTCCTTTAATACCTGAAAAAAATTTAATTAAATGTATATTAAGTAATAGACCTTCTAGAGGTATTTTTGGCAGTGGTGTTGATTTTTGTGATGAATCTGGTACAGTAAAGTTTTCTAATGGTTGGACTGGGACAAAGCACGTAGATGGTGATATTATTTCATACGAATCGCTTGATCGTGATGATTGGTTAGAACATAAATTTCCATCACCCATACCATTAAATCAATTTAGGGTGCATGGGTCTTCTGGAACCTATGCTTATAATGGTTCCGGGTTTACTTTAAAGGCGTCTAATACAGGAGCTTTTTCAGGTGAAGAGGTGATTTTATACCATGATACAAAAGGACAAGGTACAGATTGGGCAACTTATAATTTTGAAAATAGTGTGGCCTATTCCTACATTCGTGTGTATAATACAGGTACATATTGGACTTGGAAAATTACTGAAATGGAGTGTAGGGTTGTTGATTTTGAGGCTGAAGATTATATTTTAATAGACGACACATATGATTTTCAATATGGTCCGAAATATTCTTCCTTTATCACTACAATTCCACCAACTCACTGTTTTTCTGGAACAGTTTCTTTAAATAATGTTCCAGTTTCTAGAGAGTTAAAAATATTTAGGAGGGATAATGGGGCACTTTTGGGCTCAACAACTTCTTATAGTGGAACTGGTAATTATTATTTTGAACTTGCTTTTGGAGGGCACATTGATGTGGTATGTTCAGATGATCTTAGTGAGCCTTATTATAATGACCTTATTAAAGTTAGATATTTCCCTAATTAATATTTAATTTAAAACTGTTTTAATATTTGACAACCATTATTTGTGTATTATATTATACCAGTGTGTGACAAAAGTTTGTTATACTTTTTTAATTGAAAAAATATTTTTAATAAATGTTCTTGACAAGTCTGTTTTATGTGTTATATTATATTTCGTTAGTTGGAAATATTTAACTAACTTTAACTAACTTTATGTATGTATATATATAAAATAATAACAATTAAAAATATGGGGTAGAATTTATGGAGTTTGATTTAAAAGTTCAAGATGCTCAATATGCTATTAAGTTGTTGGGTGTTACTGCTAAACTTAATACTACAGATTTTGAAGGCCAAATCCTTATAAAAGTACTTGAAGATAAAGTACTTTTCATATCTAATAATGGAAGTTCTGGAATTTCTTGTGAAGTTCCAGCAACTATTACCACGCCTGGTCAGGCGTCTCTTTTATTTAGTCAAATAAAGACATTTTTTATGACATTTTCACAATGGGATGGTGAGTATGGTGTAAAAAAGTTCGATTTTAAAACTAAAGATGAAAAACTAATTGTATATGCCAAGATTCATAACGAAAGTGGCCGTATAACTAATAGCCGTCTTAAGTTAGATACACAAGCACCTTCGGCTTTTTTAACTGAGGTTAATATTCAAGAACCCAATCTTATTTTAAATTCTAGTATAATTAAAACTGCTATTGAAAAAAGTTTTTATGCAATTGATAAAAATAGTGTACAAGACTATGTACGTGGGTTGCGTGTTCTTGTTGAAGATTCAGCTGTTAAGTTTACTACTACAAATGGTGCTGTAGTTTCTGATTTTACTATTAAGGGCGAGGGACCCCTTAAAGATGGGGAATACTTTTTATCCTTTGAATTTCTTTCTGGGCTAAGACGACTTCTTACAGATGACACTCAGTTATTTTTTGAGTTACAAAGAACTAAAAACATGTTATCCTTTGATAATGTAATTTATTGGTCAAAGAGTACTATGTATAGAGAATATCCTGAATATAGTAGGGTTTTCGAGCTTGCAGATAAGTCATTGGTCCTTGATAAAAATACATTACTAAATGGTGTGTCATCCATTGAGGATGTTTGGGATTCTGATGATCATAATAGATTGACAATAGAACTTAAAGATAATGAGCTTACTTTAACTACTGACAAAGCTCGTTTTGAATATGGAGAGTTTGAAGGTCTGCCTGATTTTGTAATAGATGTTGATGGGAAAGATTTTTTAAACATATTGAGAACTATCGCTGATGATGAAGTCAGATTGAAATGCGGTGATGAACGTCAAGGTATGACTGTTGAGTCTGTTGGTTGGGATGATCATCGTGCTTATTTGGTAAGTCTTGTTAGGAGATAACAAATATGTCTGTGGATAAAGAAGTTTTATTGGAGCAGCTATCTCCGTTAATTTCATCTATAGATACCTTTAAAGAAGGTAATTTTTTACAACCCAATAGTACTTTATTTGATGCAGTGCTTAGTAATTGTATTTTATTGTTAGAAAAGCACTCGTTTGCTGTTACTAAGTGCGAAACATATACTAATAATATTAAAGATTTGCCAAGTTTAGTAAACCATTATTATAATTTTTTACGGTTTCGCTGTGGTAATATAGTAGCTAATAGGGATGCTGGGGCAGATATAGCTGCAGCTAAAACCTTAATTGCAAATATAGAGAATAACTATTCTTTTAACAGGAAACAGGCATTGGCTTTTGTATCTAAATTAATTATTACTTTGTTTAATAATTTAGACACTTTGAAAATAGAAGGTCATGTGTTAGCTATGTTTCGTGCTGTATTTGGTCAGAAAAAAATGGCTTGGATAACTGAAAGTATTATTACTTGTTTAAATAATGAAGAGTTACGTACGGATAGAGCAGCAGCTCAAGCAGATATTGATACAGAAAAATATATAAAATTAAAGAATGTCCAGTTTGGCTGGTTTAACGGGGAGGAATAGTATGGCTAAAAAAAGTGTAGTTGAGAACACAAACAAATCAACAGATGCCTTAATGGCGGCAATTAAGAAAAAGTATGGTAATGTTATTAACCCAATGTCTGAAAGTGCTGATGATATTAAGACTATTAGTACAGGTTCATTAGGTTTGGATATAGCATTAGGTAGAGGTGGGATGGCTATAGGACGCGTTTATGAGGTGTTTGGCCCCAATAGTAGTGGTAAGAGTACATTGGGTGTCCATGTGGTTATACAGGCCCAAAGAAGGGGTTTAAAGTGTGCTTATATAGATGCAGAACAAGCTGTCGATCCTAAATTATTTGAAAATTATGGTGTAGATCCAGAAAAATTAACAATGATCAAAGCTTATGGCGGAGAGCCTAATTTGGACATTTGTGAGCGATTGATACAAACTGGCGAGTATTCTGTTATTGTTATTGATAGTGTTAGTGCTCTAATTCCATTAGCTGAAGCTGAGGCAGATATGGATAAGGATTCTATGGCGTTACAAGCCCGTTTGATGAGTAAGGCTTTACGTAAAATTACTCCACAAGCTGCTGAAAATAATGTTCTATTAATTTTTGTAAACCAGACACGTATTAAAGTAGGTGCTTACGGTGATCCTACCACCACTACAGGGGGAGAGGCACTTAATTTTTGGGCAACCGGTAGAATAAAGGTACAAGGCCCAGAATCTAAAGCACGTAGATTGGTAGATAAAGCAACTGGCGAAGTATATGGCCATACTACAATTTTTGAGGTTGTAAAAAATAAACTAGGTGAGCCTTTTAGGAAGACAGATCTAAACCTTATTTACGGTAAGGGTTATGACCACGTACAAGAGTTGTTGACTCTTGCTGTTAGTTTGGATTTGGTTGAAAAGGCTGGTTCTTGGTTTAAATATGAAGGTGAAAATATAGCTCAAGGTGAATTCCAGACTGTTGAATATTTGCGTGAGAACAAAGAGATGTTTAATTCTTTGAGAGATGCTGTTGTTAAAATGACCGGGTTGGAGGAGGCTTATGAGTTACATAGCAATCCAGGTCCAAAACGTGTTAATGAAGTTGTTTCCGAGCAAACCGTTTAAACAGGTTTTTTGTGAGCACTATGTAAAATACAAAGGGCACCGATTATTTTTTGATTTTTATATAAAGAAAATCGGTGTCTTTATAGAGGTTCAAGGCCAGCAACATACAAAATTTGTTAGTCATTTTCATAGTGATAGAAAAGCTTTTTTACAACAACGGGAGCGTGACAATTTGAAACGTATTTGGGCAGAAGAAAATGGGTATTGTTTAGTTCGTATAAATTACGATGAGATTATTACAGAAAATTTGGTTATGGATAAAATAAATAGAGCTATGGAAAATGAGGATGGTTTTTGTGAGTGAGGTATGGCTAAAAAATTAACATATGATTTTGTAAACTCTTCTTTTGAGAGCGAGGGTTATACTCTCCTCTCAAAGGAATATAAAAACAGTTATACAAAATTAGATTATAAATGTCCTGAAGGGCATATACATTCAATAATTTGGAACGCTTGGGCTAAAGGTAACAGATGCCCTTATTGTGCTGGTAATGCAAGATTGACTATAGATTTTGTTAGGAAATCTTTTGAGAGCGAAGGTTACGTATTATTGACCACTATGTATGTAAATAATAGTACTAAATTAAAATATATTTGTCCAGTAGGACATAGACATAGTATGATTTGGAATAATTGGAAAAAAGGGCAAAGGTGCCCAGAATGTTCCAATAATAATATAAAATTAACTATTGATTTTATACACAAAGAGTTTGATAAAGAAGGTTATACCTTACTCAGTAATACTTATGGTGGAGCTCATACTAAATTGGATTACATTTGTCCATTTGGACACAAGCATGCTATTACTTGGACTAAGTGGCAATATGGTAGGAGGTGTCCTACTTGTGCAGTTATAAATAATTCAGCTGAAAACCATTATAATTGGCAAGGCGGAAAATCTTTTGAACTTTATTGTGAAATTTGGAAAGATAAAGAATTTAAACTTGACATAATGGAAAGGGATGCTTATAGTTGTTTAAATCCTTACTGTAGCTCTAATAACCCGAACGATTTGACTATACATCATATAGATTACGATAAGAAAAATTGTCATCCAAAAAACCTTATTACAGTATGTCGTTCTTGTAACAGTAGGGCTAATAAAGATAGAAAGTGGCACAAAGCCTGGTACCAAGCAATAATGCACAGGAGATATAATTATGACTATAATTAAAATTAATAACTATGATGATAATGATGGTCCTACAGAGGAGTCTATTAAATACAATAAAGATTGTCCTGATTTTAAAATTTTAGATGATGGGACGATTCTTGGGGATTGTAGGTATTGTAATTTAAGTCTTCAATGTAGACAGGTGGGTGTAAATATGCGGGGTGAAGTTCTTCCTATGGAAGCACATCGTCTTCCTCTTTATGATAATTTTGGAGATAAGATTTCCGAAGAATTGTTTTGCACAGGTATGTTTGATTTGAGACCTTTAAAAGAACGTATTGAAGATGACAAAGTTTCTTAAAAATTTCTTAACGGGGGTTGACAATGGACGAAGGTGTGTTATCTTTTAATAAGATTGTAGTTGACCAAAATTTTTTAGATGAGGTTTGGAAATTTAGTCCTAATACTTTAGACTCTTTGTCTACAGAGGCAGTGAGTAAATATTCCTTGGCCCTGGCCCAATACCTAATCTATTTTAAAGCCGAGCAGAACAAAGCTAAAGCTAAGTTAGTTAAAAAGAAAAGATTTTATGAGTCTTCAATTCTAATGTGTTTGAGTACTTCTAAAATTCCAAAAGAATATAAAACTAAGGCTGAAAAAACTGAGTATTTAGTTAATACTACAGCCGAGCTCAGTAAGGTTACAGAAGAAATTAGCAATCTTGATGAAGAGTTAATTCGTATCGAGGGTATTGATAAAGCAATTAGTGAATATATTGCTACGTTTAAGCGTGAACTTGGTAGGAGAGAGCAGGAGCTTTTTACTACACGTCGTGAGAGGAGATAATCGTGAGTGTTGAGTTAGCTAGAGAGTTTTTTTATAGACCTGCAGATGAGCGTACTGTGTTGTCTTTTTGTTTGAAAAGTTTAGATTTTTATTATGATGTATCTTCCAAATTAGATGCTACTGACTTTTTAGTAGACGAGCACCAACTGATTTATGCTATGATAGGTAATTTAGTTACCAAAGGTGTGCCTAAAATTGATATGACTTTGTTTATAAATCAAATACAAAGTGACGGTGTTATTGATTTAGTGGGGGGTATTTCTTATATACAGTCTATTTTTAATATAGAAGCTTCAGCAGAAAACTTTAGTATTTATGTGGAACAAATTATTGAAGCTAGTACGAAATATAAACTGTATATTGCGTTAAGTGGTCATACAAAAACTGTTGAAAATAATAGTCAATCTGGTAAAACTAGTGCTGAGATTATAAATCAAGTAGAAACTAATATGTTAGATATGTCTACTAGAGCGTCTATAAATGATGAGCCTATTTTATTTGGTGAGACATTAGATGACTATATAGCTGAACGTAAAGATGAACATGTAGCTATGACTGGTTTATCTACTGGATTTCCCATACTTGATAGACAGATAGATGGTATGATTCCTGGTACTCTTATGATTATTGGTGCTCGTAAGAAGATGGGTAAGAGTACTTTTCTAACCAATATAGCTATCTACAATGCCTATAAACAAAATGTACCTGTACTTTATATAGATACAGAGATGACGTATACTGAATGGAAAACCAGAGCTCTTTCCATAATATCAGGTGTTAAAGAGCGTGATATTAAACATGGTGGTTATAGTAGGGAAGATTATGGTAAAATTATGAGGGCAAGAAATACTATTGCTAATGATGGTAAGATATTTCATAAGTATATGCCTAATTATAGTGTAGATAAAGTGGTGGCTTTGTGTAAGAAGTATAAATTAAAAGAAGATATTGGATTGATAGTTTTTGATTATCTGAAGGAGCCTGATCTGGCATCGACAGATGGTACTCGTAAGGAATATCAGTTGTTGGGTGATATTACTACTAAACTTAAAGATTTATCAGGTGTTTTAAATATACCTGCATTAACTGCGGTTCAGCTTAATAAGCAGAATGATGTTGCTGATAGTGATAGAATTGCAAGGTTTGGTGATATTGTGGCTATGTGGGCTTATAGAACTGAGGAAGAGAGAAAACAGTGTGGTATTGAGGGTGGACAGTATAAACTTGTTATAAAAGATACTCGTCGTGGTGGATCTACGCCACAAGAGGGAATAGGTTATACTTTCTTTAAGAGTAGGCTTCTTATTAGAGAAGTCCCTCCGGGTGATCAGTTTTTTATGCAAGCTGGTATGGAGACTACTAATACCGATGAACTTGATGAAATGTTTTCTGACGATTTGAATCCTTATGTGGAAGGTTATAATGCAGACGAGCTTGGCTAAAAAAAGATCTATTAGAGATAGAGTAGATGCTGTTAAAGATTTATTAGATCCTGTCTATCTAGCAGAAGCTCTTGGATTTAAGATTACAAACGAAACACCTAAAGAAGCTAGGGCAGCATGCATAATTCATGGTGGTGATAATGCAACTGCATTTAGAATTAATAAAGATTTTAAGACTTGGACTTGTTTCACACATAAATGCCATGAGTCTTATGGTAAGGACATGGTTGCATTAGTTAGAACTGTAAATTCTTGTGGTTTTATAGAAGCATTGGAGTATTTGGAAAATTTAGTAGGTGTAGACTCTGTGTCCAGTGGTAAGTTGTTTGCTTATAGACGTAAACGTGAACGAGAAAGCTTTATTAATAATTCGATGGTTAATAGAAGTAAACCATCAGTTGTAGATGAGCAACGCTTAAAATACTATAAACCATTTAGGTCTAATCATTTTAATAATGATGGTTTTAGTAATGAGACATTGGATTACTTTAATATAGCTGGTGGTTATACGGATGCTGAGGGTACTGTTAGAGACATAATTCCTATATATGATGCTAATAATGGGTTGGTAGCTTATAGTCTTAGAGATATTAGTAAAAATGTTAGTGATGGTAAAAAATACATACTTACACCTAATTTTGATAAAGATAAGGTTTTATATAATTTAAATAGTATTAAAGAATCAGCTGGTAATTCACCGTTGATTTTAGTAGAAGGTTTTAAAAGTGTATGGCGTCTCTATGATTATGGTATAACTAATGTAGTAGCCTGTATGGGTGCCGGAATCACTGTTGGTCAGGCTAGTTTGTTGTATTCGTTTGCACACTCTGGGATAGTTATGTTTTTTGATAATGATGAAGCCGGCGCAGATGCTATTGGTAGAACATTCAATTTATTGAATGGTAAATTAAAAATGTATGTTGAATTTATATTAGAAACAGATGAAAATGGTAAAGGATTAGATCCAGCAGATTTAACTAAAGAACAGGTATATTACTACTTGTCTAACTATGTTTAAAATATTTACTTGACAAATAAAATATGTGTGTTATATTATATTTGTAAATAACGAAAAGCTCAGCCGCGCGAGGTGAGTGTGATTATTAATATATAAAGAATAAAGGAAATAATATTATGTTAGGAAAAAATTTTGTAATTTTGGTAGGAACTATTTCACGTCCAACTTTTAAAAATGTAGGACAGTACAACACTCCACTTTTTAAAGGTAGTTTGGTTATTCCATTGGCTAATGATAAGAAGCAGTATATTAAGATTGCTGCTTGGGCTGATGTTGCTGAGGCTTTGAAAGATGTAAATCCACAAGATTATGTTAAAGTTCAGGGGCATATCGAGGAAAGTTCTTATGACGGTAAATGTAAACATTGTGGTGGCGCTGATAAAAAATATTGGACTGAAGTAGTAATTGATGCTTTTGCTCCAGCAACTGATGAGGATTTAATGTAATGACCCAGGAAAATATTTATGTAGGTTTGCCAACTATGTGTTTGTTACCTTTAAATAAAACTAGATTTAAAACAATAGGTTCATTAAATATAACAATTACACGTAGAGGTGTCTATAATGAAATCGGCCCAGAAATATTCGATAAAGATTCTGGCAAGTTTGATTTGTTAGCTAATGATACTATATATTTACCATCAATCACTAAAGTACTTCTAGCTGAAAAAAAGTACCCTTCATTAGAAGCTAATCAGATTTTTTCGCCATTTGGTCTTGTATTTGACGATGAAACTGTCAGTATTGATGGAATGGTTTTGGAGATTTTAAATGTAGAACAATAGGAGAATCATATGGAAAGAACTGATGAAAATACTACTATGCAAGATACTCTACACACCTGTTTAAGATGTGGTGAGCGTGCACATGAGTGTGAAAAAGATGTGTATAGATGTGATGATTCTAATTGTGGGTTTGTTTGGAAGGTAGAGTGTTGTGACAACTAAAGATTTTTATAGTATACTTGGGGTGGAAAAAAATGCTGATAAGCAGGAACTTAAAAAAGCTTATAGAAAATTAGCTATTAAATATCATCCTGATAAAAATCCTGGAAATCTTGAAGCGGAAGAGAAGTTTAAAGAAATTTCTGAAGCATATGATGTTCTATCAGATGATGGAAAACGTGCAGAATATGATAACCCCTCACCATTTGGTGGTGGGAACCCTTTCGCTGCTGGAGGTTTTAATCCTTTTGATATTTTTTCAAATATAAATAAACGTCGCCAAGATCCAAATGCGCCTCAGCAAGGAAGAACTGTAGTTTTAGAAACGCCAGTTGCTTTTGGAAAGTTACTTTTGGGTGGTGAAGAAGATGTAGTTTTAAATTATGAGGATATTTGTCCTGTTTGTAATGGTCGTGGTGGTGAATCTTTTGAGGTTTGTTCTGTTTGTAAAGGTTCTGGTATGATTGTTCGTAGAAATAATAGTGAGGGTGTTCAAATGTCTACTGCAGCACCTTGCACTGCTTGTAGAGGAACAGGTAGACGTGTAGTTAATGAGTGTACCGCGTGTAATGGTACAGGTATTAAATATGTAAATAATAAATCTGTACGTATTATTATACCAACAGCTGCTAAAGATGGTATGAAATTACGTCTTCAAGGGCAAGGACCTAAAGGTAAAAATGGCGGTCCTTCTGGAGATATTATAGTAGTACTTAGATCTTTAGAACCTAAATTAGATGTTCTTAGTGATGAGGAGTTGGAGGTTTTAAAGAAATTGTAATGAGTTCTATTAGAGTATTTAGTTTAGATATTTCAGCATCATCTACAGGGTGGTCATATTATAATTTAAGGTATAATAATACAAAATTTGGAACTATTAAAACTACAAATAAAGATAGTACTTCTATAAGATTAACTTATTTTAGAAAAACTTTATTAAAGCTTCTTAAAAAGTACAAGCCTAATATAGTACTTATTGAGGATACTTTTGTAGGTAGGAACCCGGCTGTAGTGAAACTTCTAGCTAAGTTTGGTGGGGTGGCGGAACAGGTGGTATATGAGTTTATTGGCGCTGCCCCTATCATTATAAGTAATAAGACTGTTAAGGCTTTCTTTTGTACTAAAAAGAAAGAGGACCTTTTTGAGGTTATACATGATTTGCTTGGTTGGACAGATAAAGAATCTTTTAAGACACATAACGATGTGGCAGATTCTATAGCACAATACATATATTATATACATACAGAGGGGTATAAAATTATAAAAGAGGAAAAAGAATATGGATTCTTGTACAAATAATGGTATTAGGGCGCATGCCTTAAAAGAAGCTTTTAAAACTGAAGTGCTAACTCGTTGTGTAGCTATTTTTAAGAAGTCAGGTAGAAATCTTACCGAAGATGCTAAAGAGTTTCTTATGGAAAATATTGGAGAACGAGTAGACGAATTTGATATAACAAAAACTTATGATTTGGATTGTTATTCGTTTTATTTCCCAATAGAAGATTCTGAAGAGGAAGAAGAAGTGTTGTTTGTTAAATCAGAAGACGTAACTGATATATTTGCTGATTTCAAAAAACAGTTGACTAATGCACTTTTACAACTGGTTATATATGATCTAGAGTTATTTTTAGCAAGTGAGGAGACATAATAGATGGGCAAAGTTATAAAATTAAGTGCAACTAGAATTAGTTCTTTTTTACGTTGTAAAAAAAGATATTGGTTTGGTTATGTAGAACATTTACCTAAACTTTCTAACCCATCATTTAAGTTGGGTTTGGCTTGCCATGAATCTTTAGAACTAGCGGGTAATATATGGATGGAAGCCGGGCAGGATAAAGAAAAATTTACAAAGTCCGAAATAAAAAAGATAATGGCTTATTATGATAAAATATCTGTTAGAGAAGGTATAGAAGAACTTGATGTTCATGCTGAAGGTAAGGTTCTTGTTAAATCTCGTTTAGATTCTTTTAAATTAGGAAAACGTATAATTAATTTGGAGTTGCCATTTGGTTTTCCTAAAAGCAAATATCCAGACTTAACAACTACCCAAGGAGTGCCTTTAATTGGTGCAATTGATAAGGTTGTAGAGCTTGATGAAGATACTTTATTAGTTATAGATTATAAGACTTCTAAAACTGCTCCTACACCAGATCAGTTACGAGAGGATTTACAGTTATCTTTATATGATTTGGTGGCCGGTATGTTGTGGCCTCAATATAAACGTGTAGTTTTGTGTTTGGATATGTTAAAAAGTGAACCTGTATTTACATATAGAACACCAAAACAGCGAGAAGAGTTCAATGACTACCTTACTGAAGTGCATAAGCAGATGACAGAGCTTAAAGAAGAGAAAGATGCACCAGCCTCATTGAATATTTTCTGCCCCTGGTGTGACTTTCGGGATTATTGCCCTGCTTATGAAAAAGCATGTAAAAAATGTCAGCAAGAATTTTTACCACTGTCTAAATTAACAGATAATGATATAATTGAAGAATATAAAAGAATAACTAGTACAATAAAAATACTTGACATGCGTAAAAGAGAGCTTAATATGTTAGCTATGGAAAAGATACAACGTGATGGTACTGGTTTGAAAGGTGAGGAAGATCAGTTGATTATTAGACAGAATGCTAGAACCAATTATGATCCTAGAGAAGTTGCTAAGGTAGTTCCTGTTGAAGATTTGATTGGTATGATGTCATTAAATAAAAAAGCTGTGGATAATTATTGTTCACAAAATCCAGCAGCAGCTAAAGCTATACAGAATAGTGCTACTACCAACTATACAACGCCCTTTCTAGCAACAAAAAAGATACCAAAGCCAAAGAAGTAATTTGATATGAAAAAATTAACATATGAATTTGTAAAATCTAAGTTTGAGGAGGAGGGTTATGAGTTATTAAGTACTGAATATAAAAATAATTATACCAAGTTAGATTATATATGTCCTAATAACCATGAACATTCGATTACTTGGCATGATTGGCAAGGTGGAAAAAGATGCCCTTATTGTTATGGTAATAAAAAACTTACAATAGACACAATTAGAAAAAAATTTGAGGATGAGGGTTATACTCTTTTAAGTACTGAATATATTAATAATAAAACACCTTTAGAATATATATGTCCAAATGGACATAAAGGTTCAATTATATGGAATAGTTGGGTAATTGGTACAAGATGTCCTTTTTGTTATGGTAATAATACATCTACAATAGAAGATATCGAATTTGAACTTAAAAAAAGAAATTATAAGTTATTGGGTGGGAAATATGTGAATAGTAAAACAAAGATTAAATGTATCTGTGATTTTGGACATATTCATTATAATAGTTTAACAAATTTAAAACAAGGTTGTTGGTGCCCTGTTTGTTTAAAAATCAAAAAATTTGGTGAAGGTAATCCAAACTGGCAAGGCGGTGTTTCTAATGATGATTATTTTGAAGTTTGGAAAGATCAAGAATACAAACAAGACATCCGTGAACGTGACGGTAATAAGTGTTTAAATCCCTATTGTTATGGGAATGATGAGGTTCTTTCTATACACCATATTGATTACAACAAACAAGATTGTCACCCGTCAAATTTAATAACAGTTTGTCGTTCGTGCAATTCGCGGGCTAATAAAGATAGAAAATGGCATAAAGCCTGGTATCAGGCAATTATGCATATAAGATATAATTATATTTATTAAAGGATGATTAAATTATGACAAAAAATAAAAAATTAAATAAACAAATTTCTAATAAGACTAAAGTTTTGGCATTTTGTGATGCGCCTAATACGGCAACTGGTTTTGGAACTGTGTCTAGAAATATTTTTGAAGCACTTTATAAAACTGGTAGGTATGAAATAGATATTATTGGGATCAACCATTGGGGAGATCCACATAATTTTCCATATCGTATTTGGCCAGCAGGAATTAACGGCGACAAGGACCCTTATGGGCGAAGAAAAGCTGCGGCCATGATGCAGCAGATGGATTATGATATTTTGTTTCTTTTTCAAGATAGTTTTATTTTAGATTTTATGCCACAGGTATTACCGGCATTAAAAGCACAGGGTAAAAAATTTAAGTCTATTTGTTATTACCCAATTGATGGTATACCGAAAAAAAGCTGGATAGAGAGTGTGACTGTCGCTGATCATGTAGTTACTTATTCACAATACGCAGTTGATAATTCAAAGCTTGTTTATCCAGATGCTGGTGATATAGATATTATTTATCACGGTGCTAATGTTACTGATTTTAGAAGATTACCAGAGCAAGATGTACTTGGTTTTAGAAAAAATTTTTTCGGTAAAGGTGCAGATAAGTTTATAATTACAAATTTAAATAGAAACCAACACAGAAAAGATATCCCTAGAACTATTGCAGCATTTAAAGAATTTAAAAAGAAAGTACCTAACTCTTTACTATACCTTCATATGGCGGTTAATGATCAGGGATGGAATTTGGATGAAGTGGTAAGGTCTTATGGACTTGAGCTTAAAGAAGATGTAGTGTTTCCTGAAAACTTCGGCCCAAATCAAGGTTATCCTATTGAGGTTGTGAATGCGCTTTATAATGCTTCAGATCTCATTGTAAGTACAACTTTGGGTGAGGGTTGGGGAATGAGTTGGTGTGAGTCTATGGCTGCAGGTACACCAGTCCTAATGCCTCGAAATACCGTAATGGAAGAAATAATTACTGAAGAAAAGGGTTATCTTTGTGATAGCGGTACTACCCCAGCATTACATACAGTCCTCCCTCATGATAATGAGGTTATAAGGCCTTTAGTTGATATAGATGATATGGTTAATAAACTAATTCATATATATAATAATTATGATGAAGCAAAAGCAAAGGCTGACAAAGCATATGATTGGATTAGATCTGATTTGAATTGGCAAGGTAATATTGGTGAACAGTGGGTAAAGGTGTTTGATAAAGTAACACTTTCACTTCTTACAGATACCACATCAGAAACTGGAAGCGTTATTGATACTGAAAGTTTCTAATTTAATTCTAATTGTTGGCGGTTCTAAAAGGGCCGCCATAAAAAAAATTTGACAAACACATTATAATGTTTATTGTATGTGTATGAAAGTTAGTCTATTATTAAACTGACTATAATATTGTTAGTATAGTTTTATAAAGGAAGATTTATAGATATGACAATTAAAGGTATTCGATATACTGCTCCGCTACTAGATAATTCTGGATATGCTAGGGCAGCACGTGGTAATGTATTGGCCCTCCATAAAGCCGGAATTCCACTCACACTAAATCCAATTTCATTTGAAAGCATCCACCCCGACTTAGGAAAAGATGATGAAGTAATTAATTCTTTAATAGATAAACAAATTGAATACGATTATAATATTATCCACTCTACCCCGGAGTTTTGGAGTCGTTACCTCGAACCAGGTGTAAAAAATGTAGGTTATACTATTTGGGAGACTACTAAACTTCATCCAGATTGGCCCAAATATATCAATAATTCTGTTGATAAAGTACTTGTTGGTTGTGAGTGGAATAAACAAGTATTTGAAGATAGCGGTGTCACAATTCCTATTGGTGTAGTTCCTCACGGAATAAGTAAAAATGAATATAATGGTGTAGATAAGTATGATATTGCTGGTATCAAAGATAGTGATTTTATGTTTTATAACATTTCTCAATTTACTGAACGTAAAAATTTACCAGCACTAATTAAAGCTTATTATTATGCTTTTTCTGGTGTTGAAGATGTTGTTTTGGTTTTAAAGACTTATAGAAATGATTATAGTGATGCTGAGAAAAAAGTAATCCGTGACATACTTAAACAATTGAAAATGGGTATGCCTATGGAACATCATCCTAAAATAATTTTAATTCCAAACATGCTTACAGAAGCTGAAATAGCTGCGATACATCAACGTGGGGATTGCTATGTTTCTTTAGATAGGGCCGAGGGATTTGGCCTATGTCCTTTTCAAGCAGGTGCTGCTGGCAATCCAATAATTGTAACTGGTTTTGGTGGCTCAACTGAATATGCTAAAGAAGATAATAGTTATTTAGTTAATTATCAACTTACTCCTGTATCCGGTATGTGGTGGTCTCCGTGGTATAGAGGTGACCAGTGCTGGGCACAGCCTGATGTAATTCATGGTGCTAAGTTTATGAAACAGGTGTATACAGATCGTGAAGTTGCGGTTAACAAAGGTAAAAAATTACAAAGTTTCATTTATGAAAACTTTTCTTGGGAATGTATTGCTGAGAAATTTATTAAAGAGATTGAAGATATAGATGGTTATGCTAATAACAATAGAAAAAATTTCAACAATGTTTGCTGAAGAGGGGTATGTTGTATTATCCAAAGAATATACATCTTCTAAGCAAAAAATAAAATATATATGTCCAAATGGTCATAAACACTCAATGCGTTTGGATCATTGGAGGAGAGGTATCAGGTGTCCGTATTGTTCAGGTAAATTTAAAAAATCTATAGAATATATAAAACCTTTTATTGAAAGTGAGGATTATAGTTTATTATCTAAGCAATATAAAAATGCCAATACTAAGTTAACTATTAAATGTCCAAAAGGGCATATTTACAGAACTAGTTGGCACAATTGGCAATCTGGGGGCCATAGATGTCCAGTTTGTAATGGTGGTGTTAAAAAAGATGTTTTAGAGGTTAATACTGTTTTTGAAAATGAAGGTTATCAAGTAGTAGGTGAGTTTATTAATGCAAATACACCTATAAATGTTGTATGTCCTAATGGCCATGAATACTATGTTTCTATTAGTAATTTTGAAAGTAAAGGATCTATATGTCCGAAGTGTAGTGGTGTTGGAGTTTCTGCTGGCGAAATGCAGATACGTAGTTTTTTAGATAAGTTATATATAGATTATACAGCTAATGATAGAAATATAATAACCCCATATGAATTAGATATTTTTATTCCTTCTAAGAAAGTTGCAATTGAGTATTGCGGTTTATATTGGCATTCTGAACTTAATTATAAAGATAAAAGATATCATATTAATAAATTAAATATGTGTCTTGATAAAAATATAAAATTAATTACTATTTTCGAAGATGAATTTTTATATAAAAAGGATTTAGTTTTTTCAAGGTTATCTTCATTGTTAAATACTAATATGTTTAATAAAATATATGCTAGAAAATGTATTATAAAAGAGATAGGTGCTAAAGAAGCCAAGATTTTTTGTGAAAAAAATCATTTACAAGGTTATGGTGGTGTGGCAAAAATTAAACTTGGTGCTTTTTATAATAATATGTTGGTAGCTGTTATGACTTTTGCTAAAGAAAGTTCAGCAAAAGGTATAAAAAATTCAGAAAAATTTATTTGGAAATTGCATAGGTTTTGTTCTTTATCTTGTTATAGTGTGGTGGGTATAGCTTCTAAGTTTTTAAAATATTTTGAAAATAAATTTACTTGGTCTTATATATTTTCTTTTTCCGATAGACGTTGGTCGGTTGGTAATTTATACGAGAATTTAGGTTTTGATTTTGAGTCTTTAACTGAACCTATTTATTGGTATATAAAAGGAAAACGTCGTATACATAGATTTTCTTTAAGAAAAAATAAAGAAGACATCCAAGAATTAACTGAATGGGAAAATAGAAAGTTACAGGGATATGATAGAATTTGGGATTGTGGTAATTTAAAATATGTAAAGAAAAATAATTAATTTTGTACCTGCTCTGTGCAAACATCAGGATTAAGTTTATATTAAATAGCCGCCCTACTTATTGGTGGGGCGTCTGAAAGGATATTAATGAAAAAATATAATAATAGGGATGATTGTAAGTATTACGACTATTGGTATACGCTCCTAGAGAGTATGGTGTTTTTGTAATCGTAATTATACTCCTACTGATGTAGAAAAATGTAGTAAATGTAAGTTTTATATTAAAAATGATAAAGATAAGGATAATTCATGATTAAAACGATTACTTTTCCTGTGGGTTATAGGCCCAATTATTTAGTAGAATTTTTACAGACGCTTGGCCAGCAAGACTTGAGCGGTTATCAAATTATTGCAAGTGCTGAGAATTGTCCGCCATGTATAGATGTTTTAAAAAACTGTGGTTTTCCTATAACAATTTTATTAAAAGAAAATTCATCTGGAGTAAAATCACATTCAGGGGCCATAGCTAATATGTATAATGTTTTGAGTTATGCTTTTGATAAAGTTAAATCTGATTTTAATGTGCATATAGAAGATGATTTTTTATTAGCACCGGATGCCATTAATTTGGCTAATTGGTATTGTGAGAATTTTAAAAAAGAACCTTTGTCATATATTTCATATGGCTTGTTTGGATTTAACCCTCGTGGCGAAGATTTTGCTGCCTTGGAAGAGGTGCCTTTTTTTGAAGGTTTGGGTTGGTGTACTTTTCAAGAAGGTTGGCAAAAATGCTATAGTAGAGCTTGGTTTGATAAAGAATTAGCGAAGAAATATTTTAATGCTCACGGTTGGGATTGGAATGTTCAGGCATTTTTTAAAGAATATAATTGTAAAGCTTTAAGGCCCTTGATAAATAGGACTCAACATAATGGTAGGCTGGATGGTACTTGTTGTACTGTACAACATCATGATACTCATTATACCCCACTTAAATGGAATAAAACTGAGAAAGTTAAAGAATTTCATATAATAGGAAAAGATAACAATACAAAGGGGTGGATAAATAATGATACTGGAGAATATTGATTTTAGTGGATTTTTTAAACATATTGGTGGTATTTTTTCAAAACATTTTACTGAAGATCAGGTAGAAACGTTAATGGAGTTTGTAGATATTCTTTCTGATGCCAATTTTAGATGTTACAAAGCCAATATGATTGCTATAGCTGAGCGTAAAACTAAAACAGTCAGTACTGAATTAATTTCTGATTTAGAGTGGGTGGCAAGGAGTGTGGGGGAGTATAGAGTAGCATCAAAGGCCCGTATTAATAAATACATTTCTGATATAAAATCTATTAAAGAACCTACTACTGCAGAGTCGTGGATCACTGATGATATAGTTTATAGTATTGGTGAGATGATGGATAGACTTTCTATTGAGACTATTAAACGAGAAGATTTTAAGATTAATAATAGACCTGCACATATGACTGAAGCATCACAAAAGACAAGTGATCGTGTTGAAAAATATCTTAAACAAAAACTTGAAGAAATAGATAATAAAGGTTTTTATGAATGCGTACATGAACAACGTACTTATGATTTGGAGAGGATAGTTAAGGAGCTAGCTATTTAATGAAAAAAATTCCTAAGATACTACATCTTTATTGGGATGGGAATCCAATGTCTTTTCTACAATCCTTGACTGTGGTTTCTTTTCATAAATATAATCCTGACTGGAAGATTGTAGTGCATGTACCTGATGAAGAGTATAAAGGTCGTATGCGTTTTAATTTTATTCCAGATTATGTTGGACAAGATTATTTTAATACAGTTTCTGACCTTGATTATGTGAATATTAATGTCATAGACTTAGCTCAGTTTAGTGTGCGTAAAGATGTGCATGGTATTTTACGTTCTGATATATTTCGATATAATATTTTATATAATGAGGGTGGGGTATGGTCCGATTTTGATGTTCTTTGGTTAAAGCCTGTAGAACATTTTGCTAACACTAATTATTTTGGTGATGTTGCAGCAGATGATATATCTGCTGTAGTGTCTTTTATTACTGGGGTTGGTGGTGGTCATAGTATAGGTATTTTAATGCATGCCAAGGAAGATCCTTATATAGGTTCTGTTATTGAATTAACTAAACGTGTAAAACCCCCTTTTAGTCATGAGGTTTTTGGTAGTGTTATGCTTAGTGCAGCCTATCCGACGTTAGATTCAATTAGATCTAAATACCCTAAAACTGTTGGCGCTCGTTTTGAAACTTATTATCCATATAATATACATCCGCCCAATAAAACTATTCAAAATTTATATAGAGGTGTTAATTTAGAGCCTTTGTATGATAATAATGTATTGTGTTTACATTGGTACAATGGGCATGTTTTGAGTAAGGCTTATATTAATAAGAATGGTATGAGTACAAATTGTACTATGACAGCTTTACTTAAAAGAGAGGGTTATATACAATGAAAATTTCAATAGTCATGGCTTATCATAACAGAAGACTACTGCTTACTAAAACTTTGGAGAGTTTGTGTAACACTAAAGTTAAAAATTTTGAAGTTATAATTGTAGATGATGCTAGCGACGAAGACCAACGTATAGAGCATTTACAAAGTAGATTTGGTTTTCTTAAAGTTATTAGAATAGAGCCATCTAAAAAGTGGTGGCTAAATCCATGTATACCTAATAATATAGGATTTCATAAGGCAATGGGTGATGTTGTTATTATACAAAATCCAGAATGTTTACATGTGGGCGACGTGCTTTATCATGTGTATAATAATTGGAAACGTAATAGGTATCTTGTTTATAGTTGTTATGCAATAGATCAACAAAAGACTGAGCAGTTGTTGCCTTATTTAGGTAGTGATACAGAAGCTATACGTAGTGTAGTAGAGCCTACAAATAACATACCTTTGGATCAATGTCCTCATATGAATAGGTGGTATCAGCATAGTGAATATAGTCCACGATGTTTTAATTTTTGTACAGCTATTGGTAAAAAAGAGTTGGATTTTATGGGAGGCTTTGATGATGATTTTGCAGATGGTGTAGGTTATGATGATACTGAATTTATAGCTAGAATAAAAAATAGATATTTGGATATTATCATGGTAGATGAACCAATGGTTATACATCAGTGGCATCCATTTACAGATTACAGTGGTAAAAATTGGGATTTACATATGAAAAATAAAGCCATTTATGAGGGCAAGACCTTAGCTAATAGAGAATTTCAAGTTACTAATTTAAGAACTAAAGAGATTCTTAGACAGTTTAAAATAATTATTTAGATTTGGAGGTTCTAACTGCTTATGAAAATCCGACAAAATCAAAAGAAATCGGTTAAAATCACTTGCTTTTTAACCCAAAATGTAGTATATTATAGGAGTGAAAGATGAAAGTAATCAAAGTAACGAAAGAGTATTTTCAGACAAAAGACGAGAAGGTTTATTTCTTCGAGCCTTTGGAAAAAGAAATATCTGTTGAGGATATGCAGAAGATTGTGGATGCAAACGAGAAATTAGTTAAGGAGTTGAAAGATGGGAATAAACGTACTGAGTCTGTTTGATGGAATGAGTTGCGGACAAATTGCCCTCGATAAATTAGGGATTAAAGTAGATAATTACTTTGCTTCCGAAATTGACAAATATGCAATGCAGGTAACTAAACACAATTACCCAAATACAAAGCACATTGGCGATGTAACACGAGTAAAAGGCAGTGATTTACCAAAGATTGATTTGTTGATAGGTGGAAGCCCTTGTCAAGGATTTAGTTTTGCTGGTAAACAACTGAACTTTGACGACCCAAGAAGTAAACTATTCTTTGAATTTGTTAGGCTACTGAAAGAAACAAAACCTAAATACTTTCTTCTCGAAAATGTACTTATGAAAAAAAAGTATGAGCAAATAATTACAGACCATTTAGGCGTTGAACCAATATTTATAAATAGTGCTTTAGTTTCTGCTCAAAATAGAAAACGACTTTACTGGACTAATATACCAAACGTAGATGAACCAATCGACAAAGGAATACTTCTTCAAGACATTGTTGAAGATGGTGGTGTGCTTAAAGAGAAATCGCAAACTATTTTAAGTACAATTTATAAAGAAAACGCAAAAAGTATGGTTACAAGAAATAAGCAAGGATTACTTGTTGTTTGCGGTGCTATGCGTGGAAGATATGTTGTTGACGGTAAACGGCAAGACGGGAAAATGAAAGTTGCTGGACTAACCAAACAAAGAATAGAAGTAAGATATGATGGAAAAACAAACGCATTAACTACTGTACAAAAAGACAATAATGTTGTTTATGAAGCTGACGGCAGACCACACTATGAAATTGACGGTATTAAGTTTAGAAAACTAACACCTTTAGAATGTGAAAGACTGCAAACCGTACCCGACAATTATACTTCTTGTGTAAGTAATACGCAACGATATAGAATGCTCGGTAATGGTTGGACAGTTGATGTAATTGCACATATTTTCAATGGTTTGCTTGATGAAAATCTATAAAATCACAGAAGCAAGTGAGTATTTGGGCGTATCAATCAATACGCTTAAAACACTTGCCAATAATAAAAAAATAAAATCTTTCAAGACTTCTGGTAGTCATAGACGTTTCAGGCAAGATGATTTAGATGCTTATATGGGAGTCGAGAAAGAGAAGCAAGAAAAGTTGACTGTGATTTACGCAAGGTGTTCAACAGCAAAACAGAAAGAGAATCTTGAACGGCAGAAAGACAGGTTAAGAAAACATGCTGAATCCAAAGGCTACAAGTATATGATGATTGATGAGATTGCCAGTGGGATAAACGAGAAACGAAACGGCATACACAAGTTAATTAAGATGTGTTTTGAAGGTAAAGTTGAGCGAGTGCTGATTGAATATAAAGATAGACTTGCCCGATTTGGTTATGAGTATCTTGATGCTATTTTTAAGAATCTTGAAATCACGGTTGAAGTCGTTGAGACAAAAGAAAAGAAATATGAAGAAGAATTAGCAGAGGATATTATGAAAATTCTCACCTGTTATTCTGCCCGTTTTTACGGAAGAAGAGGCGGAA